CGTCCTTCGCCGAATCGTCGCCTCGAATAAGTCGCGTCAGTTCGGACGAGCCTTGCGTCGAGGAAACGTCGGACATTTGGAGAGCGGCTCGAGACGGGCCTTGCAGGCGAGCAGTTTGACGCTCCTCCTCAAACTGCTGAAGCATCGGGGCTTGCTCTTCCATCTGGTTCTTTAGGGCTTGCCGGAGGAATTTCGGCCTCTCATTGTTTGGCAGTTCTTGGGCGTGGGCATTTATTTCAGCCCCTGGCCCCTCGCGGAATTCTTCGCGGAATCGTTCACGATCAGTCATGCCGAGCTTTCTGCCGCGGCGGGCTTGGGCGCGAGTTCTCAGCCTTATTTGCTCCAATTCCATGACTTGCCTTTCAACGGAGGTGCCTTCTTCCATTGCGGCATCAATCAACATCTGATCGTCTCTGTTTTGTCCTTGGAGATCCTCCCTTTTTTGACGCTCTTCTTCCGTCAATGGCCGGTTCGCTTCTTTTTCAGCAAGTTTGGCAAGCTCCTCGTTTCGCCCCTGAATATCTGCCCGCCGTCTCCGAACAGGCTCCGATTCCTCTACCTCTGCTTTTCTTCTCTCAAGCTTGTCCTGTAATCGCTGCGCCCTCGCGCGGTCTTCAAGGTGCTGCTCCTCGGCTTGTTTTCTTCTCTGATCGTTTTCGATTGTTGGGTTATCAAGAAACTTCTGCTCTGCCTCATCCCGCTGCCTACGAGACTCCTCTTCAATCTGCCTTGCGGCGGCCATGCGTTCTTCCATTACATGCCCTTCGCCTCGACGGCGATTCTTCTCGTTCTCGCGTTCGCGGGCGGCAATGCCGTTGTTGATGGCGTCTTGCTGCCTGCGTTCAGCTTCTGTCAACTGTCGAAGGACATGCTCACGCTCCCGCATTAACTCAATCTCGCGCTTCCTTGCGGCATTGAGTTCGTTTTGTTCTGCTTCGGGGAGGCCGCGGTTAATGTCGCTCTTAGCCTCCAAGTCCTTACGCCGCTGAACAATGGCCTCCAATTCCTCGGATATCCTCACCAGCCGCGGGTCGGCCTTCACCTCCAGCCGCTTGTTGTCCAAGTCGTTCTGAGCTTGCGCAATGCGGGCGCGGTCGTCGATGAGTTGCCGCTCGGCAGCGTCCCTGGCCTCCAGAGTTCCAGCCTCCATCGGGTTGTCTTCAAACGCCTTCTGAGCAGCGTTGGCGTTTGACTCAGACCTCTGCTGTGCGGATTCGCCGAGCCTGCGGGTGCGCTGAATTGCCTTCTCCAGGGCAATAGACATTTCAATCTCGGCCGCCGTCGCCTCGCTCGTCGCTTTAGCCAACTCAAGTTCCGCTGCGGCGGCGGCGGCGGCGGCGTCGGCGGCTTCAAGGTCGGCTTTGGCTTTGGTGACGGCCGCCTCTGCTTGCCCCGTGTCACCGCCGACATCTCCGACCCTCAGCAACTCAAGCATGGCATCGCGAAGCTCCTGCCGTCGCTTGCTTACGGATTCCGTAGCGCGGTCGTTTCGCCTTGCGGCCTCTTTCTCGGCGTCTGCTACGCTGACGCCCTTGGAACGAAGGCCAGCACGTTCATTTCTGAACCGCTCGTTTCCGTCCATAGAATCGACGGCTTGCGTGAGCCTAGCACCACCCATCGTCCTGCCGAGACGCATCTCCCTGGCTCTGGCCTCAGTCTCAGCCTGTTTCATGCGAACGGCTGCGACCTTGTCTTCAGCCTGCTTTACAACCGCCTCTCGCTTTGCGGGGTCTTCTACCGTCCTTGACATCTCAATCGCGTGAACAAGCTCTGCGTCGGCGTCAAGAAGGTCGTTAGTGAGCGAGTCAAGCTGGCGCTGGAACTCTGCGGCCCCAGGGACACCTCGGCGTATCGCGTCGGCAACGTCTTCTTGGGCATCGCGAATGGATCGCGCAGCCTCCTCTGAGGCAGTCGCGACCTTCACGGCCATATCGTCTACGGCCTTCTGGAACGGCGACTCTAGCTGCTCAAGCAGTGATTGAAGTCTGCCAATAGTCTCGCTTGCAGTGGCCGACGGCGCGGACTGAAAGCCACCCAACTCGCGCCGATCTGCAAGCGGACGCAACTCCCCGATGATTGACTCAATGGCGGCACGCTGCGAAGCCAACGAATCGCCAGATCGCGCCGCAATCCTGTTGGCGCGGTCTTCTTTTTCAGCCTGCGTGAGAACTCGCCCCCCAGGCTTGTCGCGAGGCGCTACGTTTCTAAGTGCTTCCTGCGCCAGCACTCGGCGAACATCTTCTGGTGTTATGATCTCGCCAGTGCCAGTGGGGCGAACCGCTGCGGAACTACCAAAATATCGTCGGAGCCGTTCAACGAATCCAGTCAAGCCTTGCGTCTCAAACTCTGCGCCTCCAAGCTGGGGGCGTCTATTTGTCAGAACATTTGGAAGATCGCTATTGGCACCTTCAGACTCCCGAATGCTTCTGGCGAGCGCGACTCTCCGTCCGACATCTGTCTCCGTCTCAAGCTCTCGCTTGTATTTGTTGATATTTGCCGCTGTTTGCTGGAACCCTGGATCAAGTTCAGCAACACGACCTTCGCGTAGCTCTCGTTGCTTACGGCGAATTTCGGACACGCTTTGCCCGAACTGCCGACCTTTTTCTGCGCCGCTTGAAAACGCCCCTTTTGACATACTATCGCCGAGCGACCTAAAAGCCTGCGCCAAGTCTTCGACAAGACCTTTCTGCCGAGCAAGCGCTTCGTTAAGTGCCTTTGTCTGATCTTCTGCTGTTCGGCCGCTGTTTGCCCAACGAATAAGTCCAACAAGCGCTTGGCCCGCCAGCACTGCACCAAGACCAACGAACAACCCAGTCGTGCCTCCAAGGACGAAGGCCATTTGTGTAATGTTGTTGCTGACGGCTCGAAGTTTTTGGTCTATGCCGCCTGTGGAAGACAAAAAGTCGTCGATTGCGAATGCGGCTTGATTAGCCGCGAGCGACAGATTGTCAAATCCTCCTCGGCCGATGTCGCCCGCCCGCTGCATTTCCTGCTGAATTCTGCGAACGCTGCCTCCTCCAGCCCGCGAGGTCGTCTGAACAGCCGTGGTTTGAAGCTGCTGAATTCGCTGCCTTGTAGCAGGCTCTTCAAGCGTCCCTGCCGACATTGCTTCGGCAATAGCGTTCCTCAAATTGTTGAACGCGGCGACGGCTGGCCCGCGAGCAGTTGCCTGCGTCCGCATCAGCGCCCCCTGCAACGCACCCAGCGACCCCTCGTATCCGCGCAGGGCACGTTCCTCGGCCGCCAAAGGACTCGGCAAAGTTCATCGCCCTACCGGCTCGCGTGGCGTCCTGCGTCAAATGAATCATCCGCTGACGGGCCGCTTCGATCTCGGCGGCCACTGGTGCCGCCGCCGTCGAAAGCCGGATGAACTCGCGCTCGGCATCTCGGATGGCGGGAACGAATCTGGCCCGCATCGGCTCGGGAAGCGTATCGATCTTGCTCTTCAGGGAGGTGATGCTGCCCTTGAGCATATCGGTCTGCCGCGAACTGTCTCCGATGTCCTTCCCGAGCGAAGAGCGAACGTCTGCTTCGCGGCCAACGTCCTCTACAGACTCGCCTGCGGGAGCCATTGGGTTTGTTGCCCGCTTTTTTGCCGCCTCAAGCCTCTGCTCTAGATCCGTTCGAGCAGCCCCAGGCGATAGCTTGGCAATTGTTTCGCCCTGCTTGCCAGCCGCGTTTACCTTCTTTTGTGCATCCTCAAGCTGAAGAAGCGCGTCCGCTACTGACGATATCGGTGCTCCTGACGCGATAAGCTGCCGAATGCTGGCAATCATCGGGTCGAAGTCAATGCGGTCTGCTGCTTCAAGCTTGCCGATGTCGGCAAGCACCCTCTTGAAGAACTCATCGATCTGAGTCTCTGTTTCTGGCAAACCGCGAATCGAAGCTGCCCACGCTTCGTCTAGAGTTCCTAAACGGGCGTCGGCTTTATCTGTCCTGACATCCACGTCCATCTGCGTGTTGATATCGGAACGAAGTTTCTCAACCTCGGCGGCGGCATCTTGAACCTTTCCGGTGCCAAGCAAGTCAATTACAAGCGTAGCGCGACTGCCAAACGCAGCTTTCTGAGTGGCGTCCAGCTTCTGTATGTCGTCCGAAATACGGGCAACTTCCGCTTCAATCTGGCTTGCGTTTGAGAACTTGCCGGTGACGGAGAACGTCACTTGCGTTCGCAGCGAGTCTAGGCGAGCCTTGAGTCTGACTGCCTCCTGCTCGGCCTCGCTTGTCGAAAGTTTTACTTTCAGCTTCCTGCCAATCGTTCGCTCGATCTGATCTATCAACCGGCGAACGGTTTCAAGTGAAGACACATCGCCGTTTTCAATTAGCTTTCCAAGCTTTACGATATTTCCGGCAACTGGCTTGCGCTGCGATTTATCAAGTTCTCTGAAGCTTTCTTGCAGTCGCGAGAGTTCGCCGCGAGCTTGGTCAAAGTTCTGCACCTTGCCTGTGACCGTGAATGTTACGGCGTCTTTCAGTGCATTGATTTTGGTTTTAAGTTCAATCGCCTTAGCATCAGCATCTTTTGCATCAAGATTGATCTTGATGTCGCTGCTGGCTTGAGCGGCAATCTCCGAAATTAACGTGCGTACTTTTTCAAGGTCGGCGATCTGATTGCCGGCAACCAACTCGCCCAAATCTTGGAGCTTTGGCGCAATTGCGATTTTTTGCGGTTCGGTCAGTTTGTCTACATCCGACTGGAGCCGGCTTAGTTCACTTCTAGCCTGCTCAAGGTTTTGCACCTTGCCGGTGATGGTAAACGAGATTGATTCCTTAAATCGGGAAAGGCTTGTTGCTAGCTCATCGGCAGCCTTCTGCGCCTGAGCTTTTTCAATGTTGAGCCTGAGTTTCTTGCCGACAGCTTTCTCAATCTGCTGGATCAGGTTCCGTACAGTCTCAAGGGAATTAATGTCGCCCGATTCGACAAGCTTGCCGAGTGCCACAATCTTTCTGGAAATCGGTGCTCTCTGGGTAGCCTCCAGTTTCTTTAGGTCGCCTTGCAGTCGCGAGAGTTCGCCGCGAGCTTGATCGAAGTTCTGCACCTTGCCTGTGACCGTGAACGCGACATTTTCTTTCAGCGCGACGATCTTGGCCTTGAGTTCAGTTGCCTTTCGGCTTGCCTCTGCGGTATCAAGGACGACCTTGATTTCTTTCTCAGCGACGGCCTGGGCATCAAGCAACTTCTTAACCACGGCGTCAAGTTCTTTCTGTGACTCGCCGGTTGGTTGCTTTTGATCCTTAACGCTCAAGAACTTTGCGTAGGCCACCTCTGCCTCGTTGGAAAGGCGGCGAATCTCCACAAGTGATTGGATCAGCGCTGGGTTCGTGCGAAGTGCTTCCGCAGGCAAAGCGGCGGCTTGAGCGCCGACATCTGCACCGCGATTCAGCGCCTCGTTCATCCTTGGCTGTTCAAAGACAAATTCTTTTCCAGTCTTTATCTGACCGGATTGCTGCGCGACTTGATTCAGTCGTTCAATTGAAGAGACAGTTCGGTCAGCTTTTTGGCGAACTGATTCGTAGTATGATTCCAGTGTCTTGTCTTTAAGCTGCCCCGAAGATGACCCCTGCCTGTTAATAGTGGAGTTAATCATCTCGACGCTTTTCTGCGTCTGCTTTAAGGCCGGCTGGAAAGCAGCGGCGACATTCGTGCCGAGTCCAGACAGCTTTGCGACGGCAGCTTCAAGCGGCTTTGTGATCTCTGTCGCAACGGACTCCAACTGCCGCATTTTGTCGGCAGCAGCGCTGAAGTCCGCTTTTCCAAGCCCTTCCATCAGCGTGGCTAGCTTGCCGAGCAAGCCTCCGGCTCGCTCGGCTTTTTCCGCAACAGCGTCTAGCGTTGCTAGATCGGCATCGACGCCGACCTCTACGCGAATGGCCTTGGCAAGTTTTCGCTCAAGTTTTGACGCTTGTTTTTCGGCCGCCGCCAGTTCCTTCTCGAGCAACTGAACACTTACGGCAACCGCACCACCAGACTCGCGAGCCGCCTTGAGTTGCTGGCCGATTTCTGCAACGCGACTCTTCGCTTTGTCTACGTTAGCCTGCACCTCAATAACCGGCTTCGACGAGCGTATCTGCTCACGAAGCTGATTGACCTTTTCCAAGCCCCCGAAGCGAGTGATAATCTCAATGTCTTTCGACTTCAAGCCATAAAGTGCATCCCGAACCTCGGTGATGCTCTTCATCCCAGTCGTCTTCAAAACGATATCGATCTGCCGCTTCGACAGACTTGAGTTCAGCCGTTGCTGGAGTGCATCCAAGTCCTTAATCATGCCAGGGAAGCCCTTGAACGAGAGCTTCATCGAGGCTGCGGCTTGAAGCGAACGCTCGAACTTCTGAAGGGGCGTGTAGATGCCCTCAAGCGACTTTGCCGCTCGGCTTGATGCGGACGTTAAATTGTTCTGAACAGTGCGAGCAAACGCCGACACTTCCCTGGCCGACTTCGACAGCTTACTGTCGAAGTCGGCCGTATTTGCCGAGACGATTGCGCTAATCTTGCCGAGATAGCCATTTCCCATTACTTCATCCTGGCAGTGGCGTTTTCAGTTTGTTTAGCTCGTTAATCAACTGAGCAGCAGACTGCTCCGGCTTGACGACAGTAGGGATAAACACGGCTTCCTCTGGGATGTCGTGTTTCTTGTAGTTCCCAGACGCAGCCATGATCACCCGGCAGAGTCTGGCCGTCTGGCCCCAGTGGTCTGGCAACGGCCACCGCTGGTCATAGGCATACCACTCGGCAATCTCCTTGCTGTCCATCTCCTCCAGCAGCCGCTTGACGCTCATGCCGAGCGTGGCGGCTAGACGGAAGTAGAATCGCCGCTCGGGGCGGGCTGCGAATCTTCCCCCAGGGCATCCACTGCCTCCTGCGTGAGGGCATTCAACTTCCAGCCAGCCTCGAAGAGACGGTTGATCACGACCGACGACTTGTCGCCGAGAATCTCGCTCTCGTCGTCACCGAAGAGACGCTTACCAGCCTCGTCGCAGAGAGCCAGAAGCAGGAAGCGAATCCTGAATGCCTTCATCTTCTGCTCTGAGTAGGACTCCTCAAAACGGTCGCGGTCGGTGCCGGTAAGAACGCGAAGAAAAACGTCGCCGCCCCATTCGGGCACCGGGAACTTTTCCTTGCGAACGTCATCGGCGGCCAGGATGCTCTTACGATCTAGTGCCATATCTATCTGCTCCGAGAAAGTGTTTTTGCGGCATCCTGCCGACTAAGTGCCTGTGTAATCAGTAAATAAGAACTTGAGCGACCCGCGAACGAGGTCACCGGCCTGCGCGCCGATAGATGCTGACTCGCATATCACGCGACGGCTCACTGTGTAGCCGGGGGATGCGAGTGTCAGTTGGCCCGTCAGCCTCACGAACGCCTGCGGGTCGAAATTTATCGTTAAGAAGTCCACAGTTATGGTGCCGCCAGACCATTCTCCGGTCGGCACCATAACACTGTGACCAAGGCCATCGCCGACGGCGGTCATATCTGTGACCTGCGCCTTCGGCGTCTCTACTGAGATGCCAGTGACATCTCCAGCAAAGCCCAAGAACGTAACTCGCGCGCCGTGTGCGGTAACCCCAGCCATGACGGGTCACCTCTCCACAGTTAGGCAACGCGCCAAGTAGCGCTGCCCTTGAGGAGATCGCCGACACTGCCGGTAAGCGACGAAGACACAAGCGTAGCGTTTCCCGTGAACGAAATGCCCTGCCCAGTGATACTGATACCACCAGTTGTCGCACTAACGATATCAGTGCCGATGTAGTCACAAGAGACTTCTCTCTGCACAAACGTAGGCACATACTGCCGACGGCTGCCAACCGACTGGCCGAGGTGCGAGCCGTCCGCGTTGTCGATTGTGTCATTGACATTGAAGCTCGTCGCCGTCAACCCTTGCGAGTTGTAGGTGATCGTGATGCCCATCGCTGCAACACCGGCCATAGTGCGC